AAGGCGCGGCTGGAACATTATAAGTCGATGGGCCTGCAAATCACCAGCCATATGTCAGATGCCCCTGTTTCGCATTCTATGGCCCCTTCCAAGGTCGAGACGGCTGCGGTAGGTATGATTGACACCATAGAGGCGATAAACGCAAAATTGAGGGCGTATGAGGCGATTGTGAGCAATGCGGAAAAACTGATTGACAGGATACCGCAGGAACGGTATCGGACGATCCTCAATCTGCGGTATCTCGCCGGGATGAGTTTCCGGTCCATAGGGGATGAGCTGCGGTACAGTGACCGGAACAGTATTTACCGGGCGCACGGTTTCGCTCTGATGGAGCTTGGCCATGTGCTGGATGAAGACGGGATCGGAAGTGATGTGTGATGTCGAATAAAACGATGCCTGATCTGTCGGATATGAAATCCATAAAGATGCGCCCCGGTGATTTGTTAGATTGCGGAATAACCGCTGAAATGATAGACGAGGTAATGAGCCAACCTATCGAATGCGACAGGCGCGGTGAAGAATGGAGGGAAAAAGATGATCGCTGATATTATCCACGTTATCCTGATCACGTTCGGAATCTGTGCCATCTACGGCATTGCCGTTTATTTCATCGAGAAGATGATCGACAAGAGGGATGGAGGCGGTGATCCGTGACCGAGGCCGAACGGAAAGCAATAAACCCGGAATATTGCGCCAAGGGGATACAAAAAGCACTGTGCCGTCTCGGATTCCGCATGGAGGATGATGAGCTGGCTGCGATGTACGGAGCGGTGTCACTGTTGCTGGATAAACCGGTGGAGGAATGGCTTTTCGGACATAAGGAAGAAGGGAGAAAACAGGAATGACGGCCAATGAAAGAGTGTGCAGGAATGTAAAAGCCTTATGCAGGATCAACAACGTTGCCCTGGGCGAGGTAGAGAAAAGACTTGGAAAGAATCCCGGCTTTTTCTCAAGACGGCCTAATGTCAACGCTGACATGACGCTTGAGATAGCTTCGATCTTTGAAATGTCAGTGGATGACCTGATGAAGATGGATTTTGAAGAGCATTTGCAGGAGGCTGAAGAAAAAGAAAACCTCATCAGTGCGGTCAAAACACTGACGGGCAGGATGCACAAGGACGAGATGATGAAGTTGCTGATCCATGTTGTGAATTGTGCTTATGGAGCAGGAGAGTAAAAGAAAAGACCGGGGTTCATTCCCCGGCCTTTTTTTCAAAAAATTTTTGAGCCGAGTCAAGAACCGCAACCCGTTGAAAATACTATATTTCCGGACATAAAAAAATTCAGAACAGGATCTGAATCAAGTAAAAAGCGCAAAATACCTATTGACACTGCAAGCACTTGACAGTATAGTATGCTATGATGATATATATATCAATATATAGTATATCAATCAGCAAACCAACAGACATCAGATCACCTGAAACAAACAGGTGATTTTCTTTTTATCCACCAATCCGGGAAATAAAAGCCATGACCGGCAGAAAGCAGGACAGGCCATGATCACATAGTCAATCTGCTATCGCTCAAGTCACTTCAGGCAAGCATGACCGACCAGATCAATCAGCAATAATCGACCAGAGTTAAGCACGATGATAAGTGCCTGCTCTGGTCTTTTTTTATTGCTCAATTTTCAATCAGATTTCACACATCAGAAAAGAGGCAATTTCAGCAATCACCAATTCCGCTGAATCATTCTCTTTTATTTGCTGAAATCAATATGAATTCAAACCGGAATCATTCCGAAATCCAGCACAAACATTATCACGCATAAAATTGAACGAGTGTGATATCCCTCCAAGGGGGTGAGACGATGGGATACAACAAAGTTCCGAAAGACAAAGTCACCGTCCAGATGGATAAATTCATCAGGATGGAGGCAAACGGAGCAACTCGACAGGAGAAGCTCAAAGAGGTCTTCGGTCTTGACGAGAACAGCGACAAAAAAGCCATCCATTGTGCAGATCAGAAGATGTGCAGATGGCGGCAACATCCCATGTATGACACCGTTTGGAAGGATGAAGTCAGGAAACAGGATTACAGTGATTTCATCCTGGCAAGACAGGTTCTCCGTAAGTCCATGAAAAACGAGAAAGACGGATGGCTGGCCATGCAGGCAGCGGTTAATACGGTTAACAGTTCTGGCAAAAAGATATACGGAGCAGACGAGAACACCGTCACGGTCCAGATTCAGGGAATGCCTGATATCGGATCACCTGATGATGATGTCTGATCTGGTATCACCTGTTTGCAGTATTATGGTAACTATTCATTAATCCTTGGTTTAGCGAATAGTTTGGCATATGATTCCATACCGTATTCAATTGATATGGTATAGAAAGTATACCAGATTTTACTTGCCATTCCTGACAGCATACTAAATTATGTGAATTTTGCAGAATTTAAGGACGGCATCATGCAGGATCAGCACGGTCCGCTTCAGCCGGAAATTTATGGACGGCCCTCCTCCAGAGCAACACGGTCAGGCAGAGACCGGGGGAGGGGGTGTCCAGGTCAAAGGCCGGGGGTGTGAATCGTGGGTGGGACTCCGCTGCTCCGCTCCCGTAAGCGAAAATAGCCTCCACACACCGGGATACTTCCTCCACCCGGTTATTTTTTTGCATCAGGAATGAGGTGTGGGGAAATGCCCTCCATCACGATCAACTACCAGCCAACGCCGAAGCAGGCTATATTTCATGCATCAAAAGCGAATGAGATTCTTTACGGCGGTGCAGCTGGCGGCGGCAAGACGAAGGCGTTAATCATGGATGCGCTCTTCAGGTGTCTGAAGTGGCCGGGATCAACGGCTGTTATCTTTCGGCGAACGTATCAGGAGCTTGAGGACACTGACATCAAGGAGGCGCAGGCATCGTACCCGGAAGGCTTGGCCGTATACAATGCCGGTCGGCATGAATACCGTCTTGTCAACGGTTCCAAGATCCTGTTCCGTCACTGCGAGAATGAAGCTGACCGGTTCAAGTACTCCGGTCTTGAAGCACAGCATATGTACTTCGATGAACTGACCACGTTTGAACAGGTTGTCTACGATTTCCTGAAGACGCGTCTCCGTGCGAAGAAGGCATTGGGTTGTGTGCCGATAGTGAAGTCCGCAAGCAACCCCGGCAACATCGGTCACGGCTGGGTGAAGAAGCTCTTTGTCGATGCCGGCCCGTACATGGAAATCCGCGAACACTCGGTTTATTCCGAGACGCTTCACAAGTCGAAGATGATTCGGACGCAGTACATCCCGTCGCTGGCGATGGAGAATCCGTACATCACTGATGACTATATCTTTGAGCTTGAGCAGAAACCGGAAGCACTGCGGAAGGCGTTGCTCAATGGCGATTGGGATTCCTTTGAGGGCCAGGTGTTCAAAGAGTTCAAGGATGATCCGGCACATTATGTTGACGGTCTTTGGACGCATGTTATTGAACCGATACCGATTCCTCTCAGCTGGCCGCGCTACTTCAGCTTTGACCACGGTTTCAGCAAGCCTTTTGCCTGTCAATGGTGGACGATTGACCCACGGGGTTGCGCGATTTTGTACCGCGAGTGGGCGGGCGTGAAACCAAGGCAGGCGAACATCGGTCTTGAGCTGACACCGCTTCAGATTGTCGATGGCATCCTTGAGCGCGAGGAAGACGAACGGAAGAACAACCTGAACATCATCCGTGTTGCCGACCCGGCGATCTTCGACAAGTCACGCGGTGACAGTGTTGCCGACCAGATGGCTCCCGGATACATGGGACGGCGGCAGGGCGTTGTCTTCAACAAAGGCGATCACGCCCGGATTGCTGGGAAGATGCAAGTGCATGAACGGCTGCGGTTCGATGACGAAGGCAGGCCGATGATGTACATCTTCAATACTTGCACGAATTGGATACGCACAGTACCAACACTGCCTTATTCCTCCAAGAAGCCGGAGGACGTAGACAGCGATTCAGAAGATCACGACTACGATGCCACTCGATATTTCCTGATGGACCATCCGGTGACTCCCACGAAGAAGCCGCCTGATGCGTACAAACCTTTCTCCCCCTTTGATGAGATAGTACGGAGGGCATATTGATTTTGCAAATAAATCGAAAGGAGAAGTTCCCCTGCTGGAAATACCCGGTGTCCTCCGTGCTTCTCCTGATATGAGGTGATGACATGGCGAAGAAGATAGAACTGAAGATTCCCCGTGATGAGGAACGTGAGCTGGCCGATCTGGATGACCGTCTTCAGGAGCTGGTGGATGCCGCCCTGGGCGATCAGCCGCTGAAGGCGAATGACCGGCGGTTGCTGGACAAGATTTATGAGCGGCTCGACATCTTTGAACAGTCGAACCGCTTTTTCCATGATGAGGCAAAGAAGTGCCGCAGAATCCTGCACATGGACGATCCTGATCAGGATGATGCCGAGACAGTCGAACGGAACGGCAAGAGTACGCTCCAGCTCCAGACCCTGAAGTCCACGATAAATAATGTGGTTGCAGACCAGATGCTGTCCATGCCGGAGCCGAAGCTCCTCCCGGAGACCGCCGGTATGCAGGATGCCGCTGATGATCTTCAGGACATGGTTCACTACGTTATCTACTGCGCCAACAACTTTGAACAGATGCACTACCTCCGCTGCGAGGACTTCTACGGTCCCGGCACGGCGGTGACACAGGTCACATGGGACGAGACCATGAATTACGGCAAGGGTGAGATCGCACTGATCCGCTGGCCGATTGAAGCTTTCCTGTGGGACCCCACAGCAGAGAACATTCAGGACTGCCGAGCGGTCATGAAGGTCAGCTGGCATCCGAGGTCATGGTATCTGGAACATTGGCCGGATGAAGGCCGGTATGTTGTGTGCGATGAACACAGCCATAACGATGTCGGCATGACGGAAGGCCAGGAGGACGCGAACCACAGCGCGGACGAGGACCGTGCGCTGCTGATCGAGTATTGGTGGCGTGAGTTCAATGCCGAGACCAAGCGGTATTCGATCAATGTCGCTTATGCCGCCGGTAACGCCCTGCTGTCCGTTGACCGGGATGTTTACGATCACGGACTGTATCCCTTCGTCATTGATACCCATGACCACCGTGAAGGCAACCTTGTCGGTGACGGACTTGTCCGAGAGCTGGCTCCGATGATGCGGTACATCAACCGGTACGCAGCATACATCGACATGAACCTTCGGATGTCTTCCAAGGGGCGGCTCCTGATCCGCAGGGAAAGCGGCATTGATGTCGAGGCTCTCGCGGATTGGAAAAACGATATCATCGAAGGCAACAACATCACCCCGGAGAACATCATGTGGTTGCAGACAACGCCGTTCAACGGCGCAATCACACAGATGATGATGCAGCTCCAGACCGACCTGAAGCAGGACTCCGGCGCGAATCAGTTCACCCGTGGCGAGACCACAGGCGGTATCGTGTCCGGTAAGGCAATCAATTCCCTGATTCAGGCTGGCGGTAAGGTTGCCGCACTGCGGACAGAACAGCTGAAGTACGGTTTCAAGCAGATTGTCGAGCAGATCATCTGGCTGATGTCGCAGTTCTACGATGATGACCGGGTGGTCATGATTACCGGACGGAAACAGGAGATCCACGTAGACACCGAACGGCTCTTCGGCAAGAAGACGAATGGTGCTGTGAATCCTCCTCCGTACACGGTGCAGATCGAGGTCTCCAGCCGTGATCCCCAGCGGATCGCCAACCAGAACCAGATGTTCATGGAGGCCTACACGATGTCAGCACAGGCCCAGCAGTTCTTCCCGTTATCCTCCCTGTTCCAGATGCTGAACCTTGACGGCAAGGATAAAGTCCTGCCGGTGATCCGGGAGAACGAGCATTATCAGGAACAGATGCAGCAGATGCAGGCGCAGCTGGAGCAGACACAGGCCCAGCTCGATAAGCTGGCCAAGGATAACGAGAACCTGAAGCAGGCAAACACACAGATGTCGAACACGATTGCCCAGACCAGCGCAAGGACAGGCGGCGTATCCGGGATGCCGGAGGGAATGCCGCAGGCTGGCGGCGAGATGGCAGCGGAGAATCCGATCATCGGATCACAGATGGACATGAGCGGTGTCCAGACGGGGGCCGAACTCCCTGCGTAACTGAAACAGAAGCACCGTGATTTGCGGTGCTTTTGCATATTTACTTCCGTGCTGCGATTTACAGACGGATGAAAGGAGATCCCTTATGGAACCCAATGAGGTCATGACCGATGAACAGCTCGATGCCCTGATTGACGGTTTTGAAAACGGCACACAAGAACAGACTGACGAGTCTGGTGTTTCC